ATTGAACGTAAGAAAGCTAGAACATGACGTTACCAGTCCCTAATCTTGGTAGTAGACTTGTCGATAAGATGGGGTTTCTAGTTCCACCATGGAATAGCTTTTTTCAACAATTAGTTCAACAAGCTCCTGCTGTAAGAAGTGTAACACAAAATCCATTTACAGCCAATGCTAATGGTACAGTCATCGTATCTAGTGCAGCAACAGCTACAAGTATCACAAGAGGTAGCACAGTGATCGCTTTAGGGGCAGGACAAAAGATAATACCTGTTTCTATTGGTGATACTATTACTACTGACGGTACTTCACAATTCTTAGGAAGTTAATGCAAATAAGAGAACTATAATGAAGAATTTTTTAAAACTAGCTGATAATATAAATGTTCTTCCGATTATGACTGAACTACAGCGTAATGCTGACTTATGGGATGAAAACACGTTACGCACAAAGCATCCGGGCACGGCTCATGCTGAAGTGTCTGATGTGTGGGTATGGTTCAATAAGTTGCCTGATCTATTAAATGAGGTAATAGACGACAAAGAAGTTATCGCGTACCGTGCATGGAAAGACTTACCTTCTATTCGTCCTTTGATTTTTGCTCTTATGAACCAAGTTCAAGCTGTTAGACTTGGTAGAGTTATTATTACAAAGTTACCACCGGGCAAGACTATTACACCGCATGTAGATGGTGGAGCACCAGCGACTTATTATCAGCGTTATCAAATAGCATTGCAATGTTTACCGGGTAACAAGTTTATAGTTGGTGATGAAGAAGTAAGTTTCAAAACTGGTGAAGTCTGGCAAATCAATAACCGTGAAATTCATTCTGTAGTTAATAACTCGGCAGATGATCGTATAGTTATGATTGTGGACGCTAGAAGCGAATGAAGAAAAATAGACCAAAGTTATTGATTACTACTCATGTAGAGAATTTTAGCGACTGCTATATTGAAATGCAGGAGTTAAACAAAGAACACTATAAAGAAGTGTCTGCCCACAAAAAGCACGGATTTGATCTAAAGCCTGATTACACTAGATACTTTATTGAAGAAAACAAAGGTTCTTTGATATATATAACGTTACGGTGTCAAGGTGAGTTGGTCGGCTATTATATTGGTTTCTTACAACCTGATTTGCATTACTTGGATTGTACTTTATGTTTTCAAGATATTTTCTTCATAAGTCTTAAGGCGCGCGGTCAAAATGCTTTCCCTTTACTTCTAAATGCTGTAGAATGTGAGGCAAAGAGACGCGGCGCAAATAGAATTACATTTGGTGCTAAGTATAATAAACAATCTCATATCGTTAAACCTTTAACTGATGCTGGTTATACTCCATTTGAAATACATTTAATCAAGTGGTTATAGGATTATATCAATGATCGATCACAAATATTTTAAATCTTTTGAAGATTATGTTTATGATCGATTGCGTTGCAACGTCGCTGTTGCTGTTATCGGTTCTGCTGTAGTTGGTGCTGCTGCTACTACATACGCTTCTAGTAAAGCTGCTGATGCTCAAACTAAAGCCGCTGAAACCGCCGCTAATACTCAAATGGGTATGTATAATCAGACACGTTCTGATTTAGCACCCTATCGCGATATAGGTCAAAGTGCTGGCAACACTTTAATGTCTAAGCTTAGTGACTTAACAGCACCTATTGTTATGGATCAAAACACGCTTGAAAAAACACCCGGTTATCAATTTAACCGCACTCAGGGTTTAAAAGCTGTTCAAAATTCTGCTGCTGCTCGTGGATTAGGAACTTCTGGTGCTGCTCTTAAAGGTGCTGCTACTTATGCTACTGGTTTAGCTGATAGCACTTACCAAAATCAATTTCAAAACGCCGTCACTAATCAAACCAATGCTTTTAATCGTTTAAAAAGCCTAGTCGATACAGGTCAAAATGCATCGGCTCAAACCGGCTCGGCGGGTACTGCTGCGGCTACTGGTGCGGCTAACGCTCAAATAGGAGCCGGTAATGCTCAGGCGGCTTCCTATAATGCGATGGGTGCGGGTGTCACAAACGCTGCGAACAACATAGGCGGCTATTACGCTTATAAAGGTTTGTATGGCGGTTCTAATGGTGGTAACGCGTCAACCATTAATTATGGCGGTCAATCTTGGCCCGCTTTTACATAAGGTAATTTAAAATGGCTGATGTTGATACCTCGTCATATTTAAAACCTACCGCACCTGCTCAAAAGTCATTGATGGAGCAAGTAAAGAGCTTTGGTGACGTTGAACAACAAAAAAATACTATCACAAAGCAACAGCTTGATTTGACTAATCAGCGTTACGGTTATTTGCTGAGAGAATTAAACTCGTTACCAGCTAACGCTACTGCTGAAGATTTAATGAAAGTAGGTCAACAAGCTGTTAATATGAAGTTGATTACTCCTGAAATGTATTCAACATTTGTAACAGACATTCCTAAAGACACTACGCAAGTAGGTAATTATCGTAAGCAAATTGCTACAAAACTTGCCACAACACAAGAGGCTATTAATTATCATTATGGCCAAATAGCGCAGCAAGGTGACAATGCTAATGTATATACAGGTATTCAACAATCTCCATTGCAAGGTGGCGGATTTACACCTGTAACCAAAACACCATTGCAGTTACCTCCTACAACACCACAAGTCAATAATAACCCTAATAGCCCTAATTATTTACAACCGGGTTATCTTGGTCCTAGTGGTCCGGCTGGTCCTAGACCATTATCAGCTAATACAGCAACAAATCCTGTACCACCATTAGCTGCACCAAACCAGCCATTTCATCAAGGTGAAGGACGTATACCGGGTGAAGTTACTCCACAAGCTACATCACAATCAGCACCAAGTTTAAAAGATAACGTATCCGGTGCAATCGGCCCGACTAGAGAAAGAATAGATTTAGAAGGCACAGAACCAGCTAAAAATTTTGATGATAGATTTGGAGCGTCATTCCCTAATCGTGTAGTCACTGGTGCAGCGCCGGGTGTTGCTGCGGCTATTCAAACCGTTGGCGAACAGTCTGGTAAGGATTACGCATCAGCATTGACAAGAGCTAAGAATTTCCAAGCTGACCTATACCCGGCTGAAGCCGCATTAGAGGGTATTAGAAAGCTTGGTACGCAAGGTGTTGGTCCGGGTACAGACGCTTTAAATAATATCAAATCTGCTATTATAACATGGCTTCCTAATGCTAAAAAAGAAGATATTGAAAAGGTAGCTGATTTTGAAGCTACTCGGAAATATCTCACTCAGATAGCTAGATCGTCTGGTAGCACAGGCACAAATGATCAATTAGCTGCTGCATTTGAAGCCAACCCTAGCATTAAAATGTCGCAAGCTGCAACAGAAACAGTTTTAAAATCTGTTATAGCTTTGCGTAAAATGGAACACGCTCAAACATTGTTATTTAATGAACAAGGCTTACCACCAAACGAATATTCTAAATGGGTAGCTAAAAACCAGAACGTGTTTGATCCTAGAGCTTTTGGTTTTACTGATATGAGTAAAGAAGCTAAACAGAAATTAATTTCAAGTTTAACGCCTAAACAAAAAGAGAAGTTTGAAAAAAGTTTAGAATTTGCAATAAAAGCTGAATTAATTGCTCCGCCTAAATTGAAGTAAGGTAGATTATTGTGGGCATTATAGAAGATTATTTAAAATCCGATAATAACGATAATGTTGGTAACAATACTACTAGCAAAAGTGAACCTACGTCGGTAACAAAATCAACTTCTATAATAGATCAATATTTAAATTCTCCTGATGATGTTAATACTGTTGAGCGTTCGAACACGCCTTCTACGATTACAGTTTATCCAAAACCATTTACTAAAGAAGAAGAAATAGAAGCCGCTAAACCTAAAGTTAATCCGCGCAGTCAAGAATTATTAGAAGGTATTAAAAATATACCTTCTAATTTCGGTAAGAGCACAAGTGAAGCTTTTAGCGGTGGTACGTCATTAGCTACGCAAGGTTTAGAAGATATAGCTAAAGGTGGTCCTTTAGACAAGATTAAAGGTATCGGTGAAGTTGGATTAGGTGGTTTAGCTGCTGCAACTTCACCTGTTAGTGGAGCACTTAAAACATTAGTTGAAAATCCGGTAACACAAATAACAGGTAACCCTAAAGCTGGCGATATAGCGTCTTTAGCTGCTGGTGCTGCTATCCCTATTGTTCCAAGTGCTAGAACTATTTCAAAGTTAGTTCCTAAAAATTCAGCATTAAGAACACTAGTTGAAAGCATTGGTCCTGAAAATATACCAAGTGTAGTTAGTCAAATGAAGGCCAACCCTCGTTTAACCCCTGCCGACTTGTCACCAAAAGTTATGCAGGATACACAACACTTGTTCACTATTGATGGTCCACATATAAACAGATTAGCTAAGACTGTTGACGATAGAACGGCTGGCGCTAAAGGTGCTGTACAAGATATTTATGACACGTCTGCCGGACCTTCAGTCGATCTAGTTCAGAAAATAAATGATTTAGCTAAAGCTTCGAAAGAGGTTGGAGCTAGAGAAATCAATCCTGCCTTAATCAACGCTAAGCCTGTAAATATTTCTGATACTTTGTCAACTATAGATAATATTTTAAAACCGGGTGTTTTAAAAGTTGGTGATAGTGTTCCTTTAACAAATGTAAAAAAAGAGCTTCAGTCCATTCAAAAATCTTTGCGTACAAGCAAAGAATACAACGCCTCTGATTTGCATAGTTTTCAATCTGGTTTACGTAGAACCGCTGAAAGCTTATTAAAAAGTGCTGATGGTGGTTCTAAAGAAGTTGGTCATGCTTTAATGAATGTTCGAAATAGTTTAGTTTCTGATATTGATAAGGCCGCTGGTGGCGCTTATAAACCAGCTTTAAATAAGTATCGTGATGAAATGCACATTGCTGATGCATTCAAAGAAGGTTATCAGGGTATATTCTCTAGCTCTAAATCTATGGAAAACACTCCATCGTTTACAAAGAAGTGGTTTGACAGTTTAACCGATGCTGAAAAGCAAGCTGCTAGAGAAGGTGCTAGAGCGTCGATAGCTACTGAAATTGGAGTTGCAAAAAATCCGTCATTAGCTGGTGAAGCTTTATCACGGTCAGAGTTTAATAGAGAAAAACTAAGAATTATTTTCGGTGAGCAAGAGGCTAATGCTCTTATTACACGATTAGAGCATGAGCGTAAAATAGCAGACACAAACAATAAACTCATTCATGGTTCGCAGACTGCTATGCGTAATGCCAGTAAAGAAGCTTTTGCATTACCCACACCTTCTGATCCTAATAAACTCATTCCTCCGGCTCTTATGGAAGGCGCTAGTATTTTAGGTGGTGGTTATCCGGGTGTAGCGACAGCGGCTTATGCTGGTGCTCGCGGCGCTACTAAATTAAAAGATATGGTAAGAGGTAAGTTACAGCGTGAAAAAAATGCTCAATACACTAAGCTTGCACTACCTAATACACCTGAAGAACGCCAAGCTTTAATTGATACGCTTGATAGACTTTCCATGCCGAAACCAAGACAATCTATTTTGCGTCGTGGTGCTGGCGCTCTTGCCCAAGTAGTTAAGCCGTAAATACCAATAGACAGGCTCGATTTTCCACCATATATAAGCTGCTAATATTAAAATAACTGGCATCCAAACGTAACGACGAAATTTAAAAAGTACGATCAATACAAAGGCAAATAAGATGAAGTTTAAAGTTTCCATTTTAAATTTTCTCATGTTAGCGGCGTTATCTTTTGTTCCGCTGCATATTGCTTATTCGCAAACTGCATCAATTTTGCCGCCTGCTAAAACTACCTATCTCGATAAGAATGGCAAGCCTTTAGCGTTCGGAACAGTAGATTTTTATATTCCGGGGACCACTACGCCAAAGACGACTTGGAAAGATGCTGGTCAAACCATTCCTAATACCAATCCTGTAGTTTTAGATGATGCAGGACGTAGTATTGTTTTAGGCGATGGTTCATATCGTCAAATAGTTAGAGATAAAAATGGAAATTTAGTTTGGGATCAAATCACTAGCTCTACTGGTTCTGGTGGCGGTGGCGGTGGTGGTACACCTACTGTAGGTGATGGTGATCCGGTTGGCATAATTAAACCATGGGCGGGTTTTACTGCACCATACGGTTATGTTTTCGCTTATGGTCAAGAGTTTACAAGAGCTTCTTACCCTGAAGCACTTCAAGCTTTAACTAGTTTACAAAGTGCAAGTTGTACTACAGGTAGTGCAACATTGACAGGTATTTCTGATACTTCGCAATTACCAATAGGGTCGGCTATTGAAAGCGCCTGTTTAAATGCAGGATCAACCATCGTATCTAAAACTGTAAATACAGTAGTTGCGAGTTCTACAGCTATTATTTCTACCACTACGTCAGTTAGATTTTTTCCATATGGTAACGGTAACGGCACAACTACATTCAACTTGCCTGATTTAAGAGGTCAAGTTATCGCTGGCCGCGATAATATGGGTGGCATTGCAGCTAATAAATTAACATCAACTTATTTTGGAACAAATGCGTCAGCGGTTGGTGCAAAAGGAGGTAATGAAAGTCAAACGCTTACTATAGCACAAATGCCTGCTCATACTCACCCTAATACTTTAACTGATCCGGGTCATAACCATGGTGGTGTGATAACTGGTGGTACTATAGATACAACACCCGGCGGTGGATTTAATATAATAAAATCGCTTAATGCAGGTAATACTAATATTGCTACAACAGGTATTACTATCAATAACATGCCTCAAGGTGGTGATCAACCTCATACTATTGTGCAACCTACTCAAACTTTAAATTATATCATTAAAGTCTTACCTGATACTAACCCAAATACATTTTTTGGTGTGGCGTCTATTGGAGGTATGTACGGCGTTATCGAATGTGGCGCCGGTATTACATGTTCTGGTAATACTATTAGTGCGACTAGTTCTGTTGTATTGCCGCCGCCTACCCCTACTGATTTAGGTGGTGTGTATTCCCTATCTTGTTCTTCTTCAAATTGGTTTAATTCTTTAGATAATACAGGAGCTTTTAGTTGTTCTCAACCTAATTTTAGTGACTTAGTCGGTAACATATCAAATACACAGATTACTAATAATAGCATAGCTTATAATAAATTAAATCAAGGCGCGGGGTTAAGTGTTGTTGGTGTATCTGGTAACACGTCTGCTAATAATGCTGATATTGTAGCTAGTATTGATGGTCAAGTGTTAAGACGTTCTGGAAGTGCGATAGGATTTGGAGCAGTTGATTTAAATAACTCTAACGCTATTACAGGTAATTTATCTGTAAATAATTTAAATTCTGGTACAGGAGCATCATCAGCAACTTATTGGAGAGGTGATGGCACATGGGCAGCACCGACAGGTTCAGGTACAGTTACTAATATTGCTACTAATAATTGTATATCAGGAGGTCCAATAACTTCTACAGGAACAATATCTACTAATTTTACTTGTATTATATCTATGTCATATTTTACTGCTGGTGGTACTTCTAATGATACTGCTGGTGTGCAAGCCGCATTTAATTATTGTACTACATGGGGTTGTAACTTAATTTGTTCTCGTAGTTCTCAGTATACAATTGATACTATTACGGTAGGTTCTAATACAACCGTATCCGGTTGCACGTTTCGTCAACGTGTTAGCGGTAATCACATGTTTAATATCGATGGGGTTAGTAATGTTAGATTTGAGAATAACAATTTCTACGGTAATACTGTAACTTCAGGCTTGCCCGCTGCTATTTCTGGTGATACCCCTCTATGGATTACTAATTCTACAGGTGTATGGAGCACTGGTAACTATTTTTCTAGTTTCGGTCTATATACCGAATATAGTAAAAATTCTACAGATATTATTATAGCCAACAACCGTTCATACGCAGCCGCGTTTGGTCCACGCTTCGTTTGCTCGCAACGGGTGACGATTACTGGTAATGTATATCGCCAAACGTCTTTGTATTCGGCCACCCCTACGAATGCTCAGTTCGCCCTAGGTCCTACGCTGGACAGCGACCCGTGTGGTGTTAACGCCTATGTAACCATGACTGGTAATATTGTGCAAGATTTTGGGTATGCGCAGGCGTATGAAGTACATTCCGGGTATTACGTGGCCATTTCCAACAATCTTTCCATAAACAATTCCATCTGTGTCAGCGTCAATTTGTTTGCTAGTTACGATGCGGGCTCTCGCATCAGCATTACCAACAACGTGTGCGAAGGTAATACGTTTGCTTTACCTACTGATAGTGACATAGGCATTGCGGTGACCGGAGGAGGGACCTTGCCGCGACCTGCATGGGTTACTATATCCGGTAACGTTCTTAATAATTTTAACCGTAATAATCCTACAGCATCGGACGCGTGTATTATTGCAGACAGCGTAGACTACATCACCATAACTGGCAACACGTTATCCAATTGCGGGGCTAACGGGGTGTCCCTATTTCGAGGTATTTCTGCTACAATTGGCAGCAACACTATATCGGGCATTATCACGGTTGGCAGCACAAATAACGGCGTGTTGTTGGCCAGTGGAGCATCTGTTACTGGTACAATTATGAGTAATTCATTTATAAATCTAGGTACTAATATTAACGCCGTAAGTAGTGGTTCAGGAGTAAAATATTTAACGCTTAATGGCTGTAATAGCGTAACCACATGTAATTGAAAGTTTAAAATATGAATTTTAAAGCTGATATACGATTTGCGCAACGCTTCTTAGCCAGTGCTGGTTTATATACAGACAAGATAGATGGTCTATATGGTAACAATACTCGTAAAGCTGAAGATGCTTTTAATAAGTTAATTGTTAAATATGCTGATAGCTATGGTAGATTTGATGATAGAACAGAAGGTGTAATAGCTACACTACTTCCTAACGCTCAAATTCAAGCACGTAAATTTATGTTGCTTACTAAAGACTTTAAACTTACTGTTAAATTAATTAGTGGCACTAGATCGTATGCAGAACAAGATGAATTATTTAAAAAGCGTCCTAAAGTAACTAACGCGCGTGGAGGTTATTCAAATCATAATTTCGGTATTGCGTGGGATATTGGTATATTCTCAGGTAATAAATATTATACTGGTGCAACGTCTACTGAAGAAAAAACCTATATCGAACTTTCAAAGTTGATCTTGCCCACACTTGGCGATAAATTATCTTGGGGCGGAAATTGGAAATCGATAGTAGACCGTCCGCACTACGAAATGACAACTAACAAATCTATTTCTCAAGTCCGCGCTTTATTCGAAGCTGGTAAACTTAATATATAAGAGGATATAATGGCTGACAATAACCAAACACCTATTACTAATCCACTTCAAGTCAATAACACTATTATAAGCGTAGTTGCTTATGTTTCAGGTTTACTTGCTGCAAAACTTCCTTGGTTTGATTTTGCGACGTGGAATTATATTATTATGAGCGTGTTAGGCATTTTAGCAGTTGCAACACCAGCTTTGTTCAATCGTAAGCAGACTGTTGTGGGCACTGTAGCTAAAATGCCGGAAGTGAAAGAAGTTGGTTTAGATAGAAGCAATCCTAACTCTAAAAATTTAGCGTCCATATCTCGTGAGAATGTGGTGATGAAATGAGAAAATTAGCTGCTCTATTTTCTGTTCTATTGATTGGGCTTGCTCTTAGCGGCTGTGCTAGTATTAAAAATCCGGTGGATAATAACACTCTCGGTAGTGCTATTAGCACTTACGGTATTCTACAAAGTTCTATTATTGCTTATCGTGGATTACCTCGCTGTACAACTACTAACAACTTTTCCGCTACCAATGTCTGTTATAAGCGTAGTGTATTAGTTAAAGCTCAAGCTTACGACAAAGCAGCTAATACAGCGATCAATAACGCTGTAGAGTTTCAGCGTAATAACCCTACACTTGACGCCGGTAGTTATGTGACTGCTGCTGTTGCTGCTGTACAGACTTTTAAAGACTTTGCTATCGCTGCTCAATTACCGGGAGTGCAATAATATGGACGCTGCAACAGTTATCGCCGCTATTAACGCTATCAGTAATCTTATCATTACTGCTGCACCACTTGTTATTAAAGCTGAGCAGAACGCTAGACCTTTCGCAGAAGCTATCTTTAATATGTTCAAGGGCGGCAATTTAACGCAGGAGGATATTGACAATCTCTTGGCGCAAGTAAATGCTCTTTCTGCTCAAATTCAGAACGAGGCTTTTATCCCGCCTGCTCAACCTGACGATGTTTAATTTAAAATAAAAAGTGAGGATTGGCGGTGGATGCTATTATAACTGACTTATTAAAAACATGGGGTCCACCGTCAATCATAGCAATAGTAATGTGGTTGATGCTACAGAAATCAGAGAAACGAGAAGATAAAAAAGATTTAAGAATACAATATCTCGAAAATCAACTTATAGAAAATTACGATGAACGAATAGCTTCTGCTGACGTTATCTCTAATGCATTACACGAAAATGCAAGAGCCTTAGATGGTCTTATACGCGAAATAAGGATGGAGAAACGCTAATGTTACAGCAATTCAAAAAGATGTTACTCGTTAAACAGATAAGTAGAATGATTAATGATAATGGATCGCACGATAGAACTTTTTACGATCAAGAGGTAAAGTTACAGCTTGCCCGCGCCAGATTACAAAAAGCGGTTGACGCCGTAGTAAGAGCGTCAACCGAATTACAATCACTGATTACACTTCAAGATAATCGATTGCATTAAACTTTTTCATATCGATACTTGTTCTTGACGTTGGCAGTAAACCACTTGCCAACGTTTTCTGTTTGCGCTCGCATTTCTTCAAATACTGTTTGCGGTACATCAAAATACTTATACGATCCGCCATTATTAAATGTAACGGTAAGCTCTGATGTTTCATCGTCGTATTCAGCCGATGAAAGCATTGAAGATTTGAAACTGATATTACTAATCATTACTCATTCTCCATTAAAAGAAACTTATCTGTTCTGGCCGCTTATAATATCCAATATCATATAACGTATCTTTGCATTTGTCAAGATAGTATTGATAATTAATATCACTAGGAAATTCATCCGGCAAATCCATTACCGGCATAGCTCCTAGACTATCAGCAACTTTATTACCATTGCTGGTATATTGTATAGCGTCATAACTATTATTTGAATAATACCAGCGGACAGTTTTACCTAAATAGTCACCACGAAATGCCGCGCCGCCTTTAACTTGTCTCACGACAACAAATCTTGTAATATCTTTACAATTTAAAATTGTTTCTTCGATTGCTACACCATTGCTAAGAAACTTTTCAATAGCATCTGTGCAAACAAGTGTAATAGGATTATTGTCTAGTTTAGTGCCAGTCTGTGAGCCTACCTCGGAATACGGTCCTTTAATTTTTACCTTACCGTCATCCTTTACAGCGAAGTATGCATTAACGTCACGCGCGCAATACATCTTATAATCATTCGGCTCAAGATCAAACTTAGTCAGATTTTCCCAAAACTTAATCCAATAGTTAACTTTTTCTTCATCTTCATCATTGTAATAAACTAACACGCCGTCCGTATTAGCTGATACAACCTCAATTCCATTGCATTCAAACATTTCAGCTAACATGAGAATTGAAAGCTGCCCTGTAATATTCATTTGAATTGTCAAATGTGGAGAGTATAGATTGGAGTAAGGATCGCTGAATTTACCTGAAGCGCCATTAAGAAAAATCTTTAAACCTTTATCTTTAGTAAACTGATGGTTTTTCTTTGCGTCTACTCTAGCTATTTTAAAACCGCTATATATATCTAAGAAGGTTGGTCCTAAAGCTATAGGTGTAAGCTTCATATTTAAAATAGCGTTCGGGTAATAACTTGTAACGTCAATGTCTTTTAGACGCTTCCCATTACCAGCTTTATAGAACTTACATTTATCCTTTGAATGCAGTCCGCCAACACCAAGACTATAATAATTATGCCCTACCTTAACAGGTTCTTCTAACTCTTGTGGAGGAATAATCTTACCAGCGCCAGAAATGACAAAATCAGCTTTCTTAACTCGCGAAAGCAAATCCTGCATAGGTTTTGTAGCGTATGAAATATATTGTGGGCAATAATATTTATACGTAGTTCCAGCTTCGATAGTCGGCGGTTTTAGAAACTTCTTTACTTTCTTTGCTACTTCTTTCGAGATAACGACTTCTGCCATTTGAGCATCAGACTTACTCATAAGGTCTACATTATACTCTTGTGAAATATGTTCTCTTAGTTCAAGACGCTCTTTATTGAATAAGAATACATCTTCCGTAACGTCAAGATCGTTACAGTTATAATCAGCTACATATTCTATTTCTGCATCAGTTAAAATTTGCGTATCTGGAAAAGGTAAATCCTGTATACGCTTACAATGTAATCTTGCTCCATACAGCTTCAAGCTATGTTTACCGGGACAGACGTTAAATAAGTCTATGTGCTGGCGTTCTGGTAATTTATAAATGTCAAACCCATATTCTTTAGCTACTTCCTTAGACCGTTTACCACTAAGAATTAATTGGTTTGCTACCTCTTTAAGCCATTCTGGATTTTGATTTACAAATGCTGCCCACAACATAGGAATATCAAAATGAATGCTATTAAATCCTATTGTGCGATAGCTAAACATTAACCACGATAGAAAGCGTGGATTAAATGCTTTATCGGCACGAATATATTTCTTAGTCTTAACGCTCTTGAAACCAAACAAAGCGTAATTTGGATAAAATTCTCCATCCATAATCAAATCTGTACCGACATTATTCATAATGTCAGCATCGGTCATATACTCTCGTTTAATTAATGGTCTTGGTTTGAAAGGATTGAGGGTAACACCTTTACCTATCTCAATCCTTCCTTCTTCATTTACATACATCTTGAATATCTTTAAGTGTTTGTAAAACTTCTTCGCAAGCTAAAATAGCGTTCTGTAAACAGGTTTTACAGACAACTATACCAGCTTCATCATCGCTATGCATTAAGCCCATTGAACCTAAAAGCTGATCCGCCGGATTATCATACACAACAATACGCTTGAATGCTGCTGCCGAATATCCTGCATATGAATGCGATGTTTGAGAAAACGTTTTGGATAGACCTTTAATAAGCTCTAACTTTTTATTATCAATTAATTGAGGATTGAGCTTAGTGGTATCTCGCATCAATTCATCAGATAGCTTATGATCTGAATAGACGTAGCAAGGCCCATCGTGTTCTGTTTCCATTCCGAATTTAGTCATTCTGCCCGTCCTGCGATGCAACCTCTAACCGTGTCGCTTTGAAAATATAGCATTTTACTATTATGGTGTTCTACCATAAAGTCAACCTTTTTCATATAAGGTTCTACAAGTTTCAACTGTTTTATGTTGAACATTGGCCCGTTAGGCAAACCGTATATTTCGTAGCTTGCACCTTTTTCATCAGATGAATGTGTCAACATTTTATTAGTTTCAAAGTATATGTTTCCATCTTCTGAAAACGGTTCTAACGCATTCACAGCATCATAAAAACCTTCAGGCAATGCTCTTAGTATCGGTTCTTTATTTAAAATATGATTTACATTAGGCCATGGAGTTTCAAAGAGTTGAGTTTTAATCCATGTATTGTTTTCAAAGTGGAACGTACAGCTAGTATCACTAAAACCTATTCCAATTAAGTCTTTGTTACACTTAGCAATAGGCGACAAAACAGACTTAGGTAATACTAATGTGGGCAACGATAACCCATGCCATGCTTGCAAAATTATCTTACCGTCTGTTGAAAACGCGCAACCGTTATAAAGTAAAAAAGAAGCCGTCACAGTGCGGTTTTCGTCGATGGGGACAGGTGCCACGGCTTCCAGCGCAGAGCGCAGGCTATTGTTTATTTGAGCCTGTATAGGGTCAGGAAAGGCGCGGGTCAGGTTTTCAGGAGGGATACAAGGGACAAGCGCGCGGAACTTTCCAGACTTCACCGATAGTTTAGTTTCTAATTGCGTTATTGATATAGTATCTCCGCATTTAGCTAATGCATTCCTTAACATTATGGCATTTGGTGCAGCATATAATGTTTCATCAATACATTCGCCAATACCAATAATACCATTATGAGCACTAATCCAATTATCTTGTAAGAGCACATGAGTTTGCCATGAGTGACCGTCATTATCCAGTATAGACGATATTAATTTTAAACTAGCTAATAACTTGTTGTCGTTTTGCTTTGATTTTGGCCGCTTCATTGTTTACAATCTCTATAGCTTGCTCAATTGTTGACACTGTAATGACTTGTGGTAATTGATGAAAGACGTTTTCATAACCACCTACATTAATCAGTTTCTTTTCTAAAGCAAGTGCAAAACCAAATTCGATATGTCTACCACCACCTGTAAATAAGTCACCACGATTGACTGTATGAGAAATCATAATTTCTGAAGCATGTATATCATGTAAATCTTTTGCAGCTTCAACTGAAGCGCTTTCTTTTTCTGTATCTGCTGAAACCTCTAGCCAACGTGATGTAACATAATGACCACTTTGGCGCAATAACTCACGCCATTCTTTCATTAACTTCTGTTCTTTAAACTGAGCCGCTAAATATATTTTCATATCTTTACCCTAGAAAGGAATATCGTTGTTATCTTCATACTCATTGCAGCTATAAACGATTATATCAGGTGGCGGTTTAGCGTTAAACTTTTCGCAAAGTTCTTTGCCGTAATGCCAATGTTTACAGTTCAAACAAGACTGATAAGGCAATCTATTCGGATCATTCAATATGCGAGTTAACGCCGATTGAAGTTCTAGCCAAGCCTCTTGACGTAATATTGGTTTAGGCTTCTGATAAACCATTTCACATTTCCACGCTTAAAATTTCAGGAAACACTTTACCATTCAATTTTCTATTCAAATGCACTCTTATCTTTCGCGGTGCTCTTAATTCTGAAACGAGCGTCATGCATTCTGCTGTTGTCTTTGGTGGTTCTGATTTATGTCTCATTCTCCACCAATCGTAATAAGATTTAGGGTATCTATAATTCTCAGGAAATACAAATTCCTTAAACACTTCCATGCCACAAAAATATGTAGCAACTATGTAGGGCGATTTACCTTCTTTTTGCTTTCTACCATATATAACTTTAGATACATTGAATGTTTCAATCTCAGGTATAGCTTGATCGTATTGAGCGATTAATTCTCTAGTATCAGCTTTAGATTTTATCTTAACTTCAAATTGAAATGGGTGCCCACAATTATCACACTTGACAGCTTTGATGTGATGATAGACGCCGCAATTTTCGCAAAGCTTGATTGGCGCTGTACCTTCTTTATCACCTTTTTTGCGTGGAGTCACAGGATTGTTAATCGGTCCTAAACGTTCTACGTTCTTTGCGAAGTCTAGCACTAAGCAATTTTGTTTACCTCCTTCTATGTAATATTTATCTCCGTAACAATCTAAATAACCTCCTTCTTTCCAAATTCTAGTACCTCGCCCCAACATTTGAACGTGTAAAGCCGCGCTCATTGTAGGGCGAAACATTCCTATCAAATCTACTGCCGGGTGATCTAGCCCGGTAGTAAGTTTAGAATAGCTGACGATGGCTTTAAGTTTTAAACTTTTATGAGCCTTAAGCGCAGCTTGATTATATTCATCAGATTGTTTTGAATGTACAGAAGCACATTCAACGCCAAGTTGATTTAACATTTCCGCTATATGATTGGCGTGTTCAATTCCGGTTGCGTATATCAACCATGATCGTCTACCTTGACCAAAATAGCAAAGCTCCTGCAATCCTTTCCAAGTTATTTCTGCTCTATCGACTTCATGCTGAAGTTGTCCTAATACAAATTCACCTTTTTGAACACTGACGTTACTAACGTCTAGTTGAATTTCAGTACGCTTAGGAAAGAGCGGGCATAGATAACCGTCATCGATAAGCTTGTTAAAACTTTCTAAGCTAGTTAGATCGTGAGCAATATCAGTAAACAATGATCCTTCTGTTAACCTACCCATTCCGGTACGGAACGCCGTTGCAGTTAATCCAATTACTTTTAAATTAGGATTGATTCGCTGCATTACGTTTAGAAACTTGCGATATTGAGAGTTATTTTCATCTGAAATTAAATGAGCTTCGTCAATAAAGATTAAATCTCTATGTCCGAACGCCTCTGGTATCTTTATCATGCTTTGAATACCGCCGTATATAATTGGTAGCGATATATCACGACGTTTTAAACCAGCACTATAAATACCGATAGGAGCATTAGGCCAAATTTCTAACATCTTTTTGTAGTTTTGATTTATCAATTCCTTTACGTGAGTGATCATTAAGAAGCGTTGGTTAGGATAATCATACAACGTTCTTCGAATAAATTCTGCTGGACACAAACTCTTGCCAGTGCCGGTCGGCCAGCAAAGAAGCGGGTTACCTTTGTTGGTTTTAAAGTAATTCCATAAGGCTTGTAAGCCTTCTTCCTGATAAGATCGTAATTGCATTTTAAATAGGAAGCCAATCGTTACAACCGCGTTCAATAAATTCAGATGGTATCACTTGATTATACCTTGTACAAGTCCATTTTGCATCATTTGTGGGCATAGCTGATCTACAGGAACGGCAATTCTTTATTGGTGACGCTCCATAATGGCATATGTCTAAGAACTCACAGAACTTACATTCAAAGTAAGCAGGATTTTCGCTGATCTTTGGTGGAGGTTCTACAGCGGTAATAATATCTGCTGCTTTTTGTTCTAACTCTCTACCTAGTTTATGATCCAGTTTAATTACTCTAACTCTAATATCATCGTCATTTTTATTTTCTGGAAAATAAATACCATATTCGATATTCATATGATAGCCATAACCAGACATTTGCGCGAAATGTTGCGGTTTAGCTTTATGCAATCCTTTATCTAAGTAATTTAAGAATGACTTGCTATTATGAGTTTTAAACTCTAATAGAAATCTGTCAGGCAACCATGGAGTAATAGCTATACCGTCACAACTACCGCCGTAATGACCCATTACACCAGATACGCGAAATTGTTTTCCATTTTCATCAAATCTACTAACTTGAAATCCAATACCTTCAAGATAGTTTATAAATCGTTCTTCTTCTCTATGACCACGCTTAAATAATCGTAACATACGTGCTTCATCGTGTTCAGTCTCATATGTTTGAAAACCGCACCAATGAAATTTATAATAGAGTTGCCTAGCGCAAGGTGAACCTATCTCAGATATACCTAAATGAGTACGCGGTTTATCTCGTAATGTTTTTAAAGAGTAGTTATCAATTTCGTCGTTTATCTTATCGGATAAATCTTCTAGGTCTTTTGCACTTAAATCGGTCATTATGTATTCCAAAAAAAATGGGGTTATTAAGACTGGTTAAACTTCTTAATAACCCCTAGTCATTGCCTCTTTTATGTTAGTCTATAGTGAGGCAATTAAGCGTTCCACGGCGGCTGTTGCTGCTGTTGACCACCTTGCTGCCAACCACCACCTTGCGGTGTAGATGGCTGCTGCTGTTGCGGTTGAGCATTCCAACCACTTTGAACAGCGGGTTGCTGCTGTTGCTGCTGCACTGGTTGCTGCTGTGCAGGTTGTTGCTGAGTTTGCTGTTGAGCAAATCCGCTAGACGGCTGTTGCTGCGATTGACCGCCCCAACTATCGTTACCGTTAATATCGTAAATCTTCTTTACTTCAACATAACCGCCTTCTGGTTTTTCTGCTGACGGCTCTTGACCGGCTTGAAAGCCTACATCGTAAATAAGCTTACCGCCGCGCAACGCTGCACCGTCATTTTTAAAGTCAATTTGAAAAATGCCAGTAGCATGACACAATGCCGAAAGCTGTTGCTTTGCGATATTTCGCGCGGCTTCACTTTCATTCCAAATGTTGTAGTTATTCTTGATAGTACCACCGGGCGATGAAAATTCGACTTCAAAAATTCCGCCTTTTTGATCCTTAGTCGGCTTTACAAGTGTATTGGTGATAACACCTTGCCACTTATTACCGACTTGATGTTTACCACCACTTTGGCGTGGTTCAACTGTTCTCGCGTCAAAAACTGCATCGAAAGGCATATCAATTAATTCCTTTATTACCAACCGGCGATTGGACTGGTTTGAGTTTCAGGTTGCTTTTCAGTTTCGTTTGTTTCTTCTGGCTCGTTATCCTTTTTATTGAGACGCTTAGTTAGATCGTGAATGCGTGAGGAACGTTCAACTGTAATTTCACCATTTTCTCCATACATGGACCATACATGATGCTGAATAATAGCCTTCAATTCATCTTCAGTTACAGTAAGTTTAAAAGTTTTCATTGTTAGTCCTTTCGTGGTGATCCATCAGGTTGACGTGTAATAGCTACGTTAGCCCACATTGACACTTCTCTTAATTTATGTAGGAGATAGGTCTTATCAGGTCCATCTGGTACACAAAGCTGCAATTCAATTGCACAATTTGCACAAGCAATTCGAGCTTTACTCATTTGATCTATTTGAGCATCTGTAGGTTTTAAATATTCAAATGTAGATTTATCCATTGCTCATAGCCTTTTTAATTAATCCTTCAAAGTTAAGAAATTTCATCTAATCTATCTTCGTATCTTGATGAAGCTTCCTCCGCTGAATCAAATAAACCTAGATATTCTAGTTTTCCATGATGATATAAATTAGCTCCATATTTATTACCTCGCTTTGTTACACCTTTAAAACCAGTTGTATTATTGATCTGCGAATAACAACTTCTACAATTTTGCTCCGGTGTCAAAAGTCTTAAATTACACCATCTATTGTCCGATCTTTTACTATTGATATGATCTACTTGAAAACCTTCAGGCGGCCATTCACCAGTCATATAAAACCAAGCAAGACGCTGGGCAAAATAATTTTTACCTAAAATTCTAATTCTACGATAACCTTTTTCTGTTATATGACCAGCCTCTTTATAAACTTTTCCTGATCCTGATCTACTATAATTCCAATTAAATTTCCCTGTTTGAGGGCAATAAGTTAACAGTGATTTAAGTTCATCTATATTTATCATGACATAGCTTTTTTAATCAGAGATGAAAAATCCGGTGGTTCAAAGTCAGCTAGATTGCCGAAACGGTTTCTAGCCAATACATCAATGCTACCATTGCATTGAAACGCTAATTGTTCTCCAATGCCCGGTATATTGGTTCGAGCTAATCGAAGAATACAATCATATCTATGTGGAATTTGTACAGGAAGAACTTGACCGGGAAAATATGGACGTTTAAACCCTGTACCTTCTGTTCCTTCTTTACAGATTAAAAACATATGCTTTTCTTTCATGAAGTATAGGCGCTCCATGTAAGGCATAATATAATCTGCCATTTCGCCATATTGTTGTAAACCATGGCGATGTTTTTTAGCAGCTTCCTGTAAAGATATGTCGCACATTTGGCTAACACTATCAATAGCCAAAGTGTCATAGTTTTTGGCTTCTGTTGAGCCTTCAAACCACTTCATAAATTCATCTATCTTGGTTGTTGTCGGCGCAATCCATGTCGGTACATTGGAATTACGCATAGACAACAAACCCGGTTCTGTAGCTAACAATACAGGTCTAGGTGCTGTATTGACAATTGGTGTCTTTCCACTACCGGCAGGACCGTATATGATGGATTTTACACCAAATAAAACAGCAAAATCTTTAGCTGGTCGTAAATCTTTTTGTTGCATTATTCTTCAACTGCATTTAAATCAATATATTTAGTAACCTTACACTTAATTTTATTAGTAGTATACTCAGGAGAGCCTTCTTTAACAAATTCAAAACTAAAACGGTCAGTTTTAGATATTTCAATACCTAGCTGACTATAAATAGTTTGTCGAATAGCGTCTACAATTTCATGATGTTCCACATAAACATGAATAGTTCTAATTTTATGATCTATATGTTTCATTTTCTAACTCTGCCATTCATCCAATGATCGCGATATAAACTTAACTGTTGTTCAACTAAACCTTGATTATGTTCTGTAGGAAAGAGAATATAAGCGTCCATTAAAGCTCTTAATTTTGAAGCATGATAACTTTCGATATCAGCTAACTCTTTATTAGTTAATTTTACTTCTTCACTCATTTATATTTCTCATATTCTCTAATCGCTGTGCCTGTATCAGCATATTCTTTATACCAATGATTGTATCCGTCAGCATTCCAGCAAGCAACTTCCCAACAATCTTTACCTATATCAAACTGAATAGATATAGATTGACCATTTTTAAGTTGATACTCTTGCTGAAATCTAATCGTATCAGTCATTTTAACTCCTAGCGCGCGAGGATTTTGATAAGCTCCAAAAGCTTTCATAAAATCTTCTTCGCTCATTTCTTTTTCTTTTCTTTAATGTCAAGCGTTGGTGCAGCTTCAGAAATTGTGATCATTTCGGTTTCAATGATCTTAAGCATTTCTTTAGCTTCATTGCTGCCGTCCTTAGCATCTTCCTGTAGCTGACGATATTCAGTCAACAGAAAGTTAGGCGACCAACTGAAAAGACGCTCTGCAATGAAAGCACCTTTATTACCAATCTTTTCAATCTTTTCAAGAGCCTTCCAGATAACTTTGTTATCACTATTCGGCTTATAATTATACTTGATACCAACCTTAGCTTGATAACCGTTACCAAGTTCTACAGTATTTGTACCTTCATTTTGTTGATGATTTGGCACAAGGAAACCCGCACAAATCTTGCGGTAATCCATTTCAGTTTCTTTGTACTGATTAAGCAATTCCTTTGACTTCTGCCAAAGCATCAACATACCATCTTGGTTCTTTGGATAGTGCCAAAGATCGAGCATCTTTTCAATCTGCTCAGTCATCCACTTAGGCCGCTCAGGAGTGCTCTGACTGCCAGTAGCCCAAGGATCATTTACATTCGTATTCATTTCATTTCCATTCGTTCATTGGTACAGTAGCTGTATCTAAAACCTCAGCCGCGCCTTTTTTAACAAAATCGTTAGGCAAGCTAATCTTTTGTCCGATGATTTTTCCTAATTCATAATCCTTATCTAGCAAATCTTCTTCAATCTTGTCAGCATCGTCACCAGTAATCGTTTTGCTAGAGTTAACTCTACCACCGCGATCAAAAAGCAGCGCAAGCTTAATGTCAATCAAATCCATGAATGCATCGTCTTGAGCTTCATAATCAGCTAAACCTAACACTTTATTGTGGGCAGTTAGATAAACCTTTCGCATTGCTGTGCGGCATTCGGACCATAAACGTTGATCTTTTTCATCCAAAGCTTTAAGAATTTCGCGAATATCCAAGGTTTATTCTCCATTAGCATTTTTAATTAAATTAATAAGTTCATTTGAAAACATTATAGCGGCCAATTCATTGTTAAATGAAACTGACATACTTACTGTAATGTTTTTCTCAAATGGCGGTTGTGAAGGAGGAGCAGGATAATTAGAAACAGGACTGACAGAATTAATGCTCATATTAAAGTTTTTCATTAATTTATTCCTTATTAAATTCAACACTGATGATAATCTTAGTAGGATACGGTGTAATCAATGATGACTTCATAACATAAACAGATGTAATGGCCGCTTCACCATTAACTGCATCGTATCTAACCGAATGCTTTTTCTCGGAATTGATTTTCATTGGTACAGTAATTTGCATTCTATATTCTCCATTAAAAAGAAATAGCCTCTAGGTGTTTGTGTTTGCTAGAGGCTATTCTTTGCCGGTCTTTCAACGGCTGATATTCATAACACCCTCCTAAACAGTCCGCAAATGCCCTTGCGGTAGGTCTTAGATCACCCTTGAGACTATACGCCTAAAAATCGTTGTCAATCCTGAATTTTGATATAGACGCGAAAAATTTTGACGGCTAAACTGTGTCTTTCCCTTTTTCCTGATCCGCAGAACAATAAAAATGAGCCGCACAACCTACCCGGTCTATCCTTCGCGCTTCAAACTAAAGACGCAAGAGCTTTTACGTGAGCGCACCCGAGTAAATAAAACTGAAGTTATTGTAGAGATAGCTAAAGCTACAGGTTTGAGTAAAACTTGGCTACATATGCTTGTAAACGATCAATTGAAATCACCAGATGTTACTAAGATAGAACAGTTATATAATCACCTTTCTCCTATTCCGTTGAAAGTATAATAATAAAATGACAATTAAGAACGCTTTTGCTATACCGGAAGAACTACGTCTGTTAAAACAATGGATACTTTGGAGATACGAGGATAAAGGTAGCAGCAAGCCGACTAAAGTTCCTTATTCAACTGCCCACAATTTAGCAAGTGTTACAAATCCTAATGATTGGAGTACTTTTAATGAAGTGTTCAACATATATCAACTTGGTTCTTACGATGGTATCGGATTTGTGTTTACTAATGCTGATCCATACAGTTTTATCGACTTGGACGATTGCTCAAATTCAACAAATGCTCAAAGCGATATGGAGCGTCAACTAAAGATTTACAAAGAGTTTAATTCTTATTCTGAAGTTAGTCCTTCAGGAAAAGGACTGCATATTATTGTCAAAGGTAGTCTGCCACAAGGCAGGCGGCGTAGCTTTATTGAATTGTATTCAAGTCAACGCTACGCGACGATGACAGGTAACGTTTATAATGACGTTCCTATCGCTGATAGAAACGAACTTTTAAATGCTCTATTTAAACAAATGGGGAGTGGTAATAACGTAAGCCATCATAACGGTAACGCTCCACAAACTCACGATGATTTACAGATCATTGAACAAGCTTCTAACGCAACTAATGGTGAAAAGTTTAAAACATTAAATAACGGCGATTGGCAATCTATTTATCAATCTCAATCTGAAGCTGACTTTGCTTACATTGATATTATTGCATTCTATACACAGAACAAAGAACAAATCGCGCGGATATTTCGAGCATCACCATTAGGTCAACGCAAGAAAGCACAGCGCAAAGATTATATTGAATGGATGATTAACAAATCATTCGATAAACTACCTCCTGCAATGGACTTTGACGGTTTTCGCATTGCGCTTGAAGAAAAGATAGCTCAACAAAGTGTTGACAGCACAAATTCAGACGTATACCAAGAAAATATAGCGGGTTCGATTAATGGTAAATCAGCGCCCTTTGAAGGCGTCAATGTTGGTTCAAATCCATCACCCGCTACGGAAGTGTCGCCAAGTGGTTCAAGGCCGACTGCTCATAACAGTCCTATCGCAGGTTCGAATCCTGCCACTTCCACCAACGCTTCCTTAGCTCAAGGGATAGAGCATCCGCCTTCTAAGCGGAAGGTTGAAGGTTCGACCCCTTCAGGAAGCGCCATTCAACCACCACCGGGATTAGTTGGCGAGATAGCACAATTCATTTACAGTGCTGCCCCGCGTCCTGTACCTGAAATAGCCTTAGCTGCTGCTATAGGTTTTATGGCTGGTATTTGTGGCCGCGCTTATAATGTATCCGGTACAGGTCTTAATCAATACATACTGTTATTGGCTAACACAGGCACTGGTAAGGAAAGTATGGCAAGTGGCATTGATAAGATTATCAATGAAGTCTCGCTTCAAGTCCCAGTTGCTGGTGAATTTATTGGACCAAGCGAAATAGCGTCAGGCCAAGCTTTGATTAAGTTCTTAGCTAATAAGTCTCAATCGTTTGTATCAATTCTTGGCGAGTTCGGCAAACGATTACAAGTCATGTCCGATCCTCGCGCTAATGGCGCAGAAAAGACGCTCAATCGCATGATGCTGGATTTGTATAATAAGTCCGGTCATGGCCAAGTCGCGCGTCCATCCATTTACGCGGATAGTGAAAAGAACACTAATCTTATATCGTCACCAGCTTTTTCTATCTTGGCTGAGAGTACACCAGAAACATTCTATTCGGCTCTTACTGAAGAAATGATTGCTGATGGATTGTTACCACGCTTCATGCTCATTGAGTACAATGGCCCGCGTCCTGCATTGAATGAAAATCATCGCAATGCACAATTCAATGATGGTTTCATTGGTCGCATAGCTGATCTTATGGCAATCGCTAAGACAGTCATGGCTAATCGTAAAGTTACAGATGTAATGATAGACGATGACGCCGCTCAAATACTCCATAAGTTCGATAAGCTGGCAGACAATAAGATTAACTCAACAGATAAGGAAGTTGTACGTCAGCTTTGGAACCGCGCTCATATCAAGGTGTTGAAAATATCGGCGCTGATCGCGGTTGGTGTTAACTGCATCAATCCTGTAATCACGAAAGATTATGTGTTATGGGCAAAGAACATAGTTGAAGATGATATTAAATCTCTTACGGCTAAATTCGAGCATGGAGAAATTGGGCGCAATACAGATGAAATCAAACAAGTAAAGGATATGAAGAAGGCTATTGGTTTCTATCTATTGAATGATTGGAGTAAGATTAAAGGTTATTGTAAAGATCAAAGAATGCATTCTGAAAAGATTATTCCCCACATATATTTGAATAAGAAGCTTTCTAGTACAGCGTCGTATAAGAATGATAATAAAGCTAAGGCTTCTGTACTTATCAATAGTGTTGTTAAAATTATGATCGATAGTGGAATGTTGATTGAAGTCTCGAAGAAGGATATGATTGACAAATTCGGTTCTACAATGAAAGCTTACGTTGTTTCAGATGTTGTAGAGTTTATGTAAAGAGCGCGTCTGAGAGTGGGTTCCAAAATCTAATGCGTCTAATGGTCCAAAAACAGCTAAGTCTTTGAAATATAAGGCGTCTTAGAAATCTAAAAATCTAATGATATACACACTAAAAGAGACACTCTCATGTAGTAACTAATTTATTTTAATTACTTTATTTTAACTCATTTATACTAACTGCTATACTTATTATTATTAGATATTATTAGATTATTAGATATATAAAGAAAACAAGAGGTTAGCGGATGGAACCCTCTCTAGACCAATTAGACAACATGGAGAAGTTAAAATGGTGAAAGGTTGGGAGATAGAGCAGCCGATTAACACAACAGAGATAGAAAATAATTATAATACCAAGTTGACATTGAATAAATACAATGATAGAGTAGAGTTAAGTCTATCTACTGGAAATAGTCGATTAGGTATATCACTGTCTAAAGATGACATAGAAAAGATTAAGCTTTGGTTATTGAGAGTATGAAATATGATCGATGAAAGTAAGATTAATGTGGGCAAATATTATGACGCTGAACCAATCCAACATAAAGCTATTTGGAATGAAGCAATTGAAGCTGCTATTGTTGAATTAGAGTTGATTGGACACTCTACTGACAACGATATAGAACTAATTAGAAAGCTAAAGAAATGACAGATGATCAATTTAAAAGCTGGCAAAACTTTGTTGGAGACAAAGCAGGTCAAGCTGTCAAAGATTATAAAATGATATGGAATAAGGCAATTGACGAATGTTTAAATATTGTTAATACATCTAATTCTACTGTAGAATGTGTAGAACGAATTAAAAGAGCAAGAATGTTATGATTGACTTTGTAGATAATGAAGAATATCTTGCGTGGTTAATGTTTTGCTCTAGACGGCGAGTTATGCCATTTAATATAACAGGTAGAAGATTATGGTGCAGAAGATGATGACATGAGACGTAAAAAGCTACCACCAGATCAAAGACTAGATTGGCGTGATCCAGATATGCCGTGTCTAAGATACGGTAGACGAAATGAGTATGAAAAATTTCATATGATGGTTGTGCCACCTGATCATATCAAAGAATATTATAGACGTAAGATATACGAAAGCGATGGACCATTTGGACCACCAGACTATAAGAACGACCCTAGTTATTGGTGGAATAAGAGGAAAAAACGAAAGTAAAAGAATGACAATAGCACGCGACACTAAAAGCTATCCATATCTCGCAATCGCGCAACATTATAATGTTGACTATGGAAAGGTTTTGTTGTATAGTGAAAAGTTGGTTAGAGTTGGTATAGGAGAGTTAGCACCATTTACTAATTGGCGATATGAAGTCTGGCGATTAGAAAGAGATAAGTTGAAAGTAGGTGTTGACATTTAAAATAAAACTGCTATGTTGAATACACAAACAACGGAGCGAGCAAATGGCTTTCAATGCTAATGAACGTGAAACGGTTTATAAAGAATATTCATCGCGGCGTTGGAATTATTGGACTTATGTTGATGGTTTGCGGTACTCTATTGGCGAACGACAGTATAATATCATGCTGAAGCAGGGGGCTAAAGAAGTTGTCGTTGAGTGATATTATACAGGAACTTGAGGCTTTAGAAGTTTTAAAGCAGGCTTCTAAAGTTCGCGCTATGGTTTATGATGTTAATGAGAAAGAAAGACTGGCTTTAGCTTTAGAACTTTCACTAGATATTTATTACTATGTTGAATATGAAAAGTGGATTGAAATAAAAAATACATTGAGGTATATCTAAATAGGTGTTGACATTTAAAATAAAACCGGTAAAGTACGAATAACAGCAAACGGCAATCCTGCCGCGCGATGGAGGTTCTAATGGAAGTCAAGTTTGTAATCTTCGCTCGTAAGGTTGATGGTGAAGTTTTCGAGTGCTTTCGTTGGTGCCGCGATGCACAGTCTGGCATTGATCGCGCTTTTGCTGATGCAAAGCGGTTTGGTGTTGAAATTACTGAAGCTTGGGCGGTGGAGGTATGAGTCAGTTTGTATGCAAAGATTGCAGCTATCCGTCATACAAGCCTGATAGCTGTGATAATCCAGCTTGTTTAGCTAATCCTGATTTGTCAGATGCACATAAGCAACATTTGCGTAATATGGCTGAAAAAGCAGCGAAAGAAAAAGCAGAATTTGAAGCACGAAAAGCTTTTCGTGCTAGTTTAAAAAAATCTGGGTTTACACCAAGTTTCTAGTTGACATTTAAAATAGACCGTCTATATTGAATGTATCAATTGGAGATAGACAAATGAGCAAACATCAGGAACTTCGCAATCTTGAAAAGGCAGAGCGTAAGGCTTGGAATGAAAAGATGAAAGGTTCTGAAGCCGATGCTTGCACCATTTATGGTAAAGAAGGAAAGAATGAGTTGGCTTGGCGTAAGGCTGCCGATGCTTGTTTTGCTTATCGTGAGAAGCACGGTTTGGTTGGGATGAGTTGGAAACAGATAAATAATTTAAAATAACAGTTGACTAGCCGGATAAAACCGGCTAGTTTGCTATCATCAATTGGAGAATTGAACAATGAACAATCGTGAAAGCATTTTCAATAAGGTCCGCGCACTGTTGTCCAAGACTGTAGACAATGGTTGCACTGAAGCTGAAGCTATGACAGCCTTGATGATGGCTGAAAAGCTGATGGCGGCTCATGAGATTGATGAAAGCGATTTGAAGCTTGAAGATGAAACCGCCGTCACTGGTATTTCAAACATGAGCGATCCGCAAAATATCAGGAAGCTGTTGGCTTACTGGATTGGTAAGTTTACCGATACATATCCTTTGATGAGTGGTAAGGATATTAAAATCATTGGCTTGAAGTCAGATGTTGACTTCGCCCTATGGTTGCTCGAAACACTTTCGCGCTTTGTTAAGCGTCAATTGAAAGATTATATGTGGGCTAACGGTTATCAGTCGCTTCAAGGTAATGAGCGCATTCGCTACAATAATAGCTTTGTTCGCGGTTGCTGTTCGCGCATTAACACAAGGCTCAAGTCTATGATTGATGAGCGTCAAGTTACCACAAATTCAACTGCTCTAGTGGTAGCGAAGCAAGCACTTATCAATGATGTTGTTAAAGATATGGACATTAGAGTTTCTGATAATCGTGGCCGCAAGGCTACATCGTATCGTGATATTTATAGTGCTGGTCAATCGGCTGGTGATAAGGCTTCATTTGGTCGCCCTGTTAGTCAAGGCGGAATGTTGCGGATTGGCTGTAAATAGTTATTGACAGCTTTTAAATAAGCGTCTATATTGCCTACATCAACTAGTGGAGACTAGCAAAATGAACCCGGCGTATGCAAACCTTTGCAATGGTACTAAAATCAACATGAGCGAAGTGTTTAAAATGGCGCATCGTCGCGCTAAGCATGAAATCGCTCAAGGTAATGAGTGTGGATACAGGATTGTATTTCGTGACATGCTGAATTATGCTATGGTTTGGGCTAGGTCTATTGCTGAATATAATTCGCGAGGTTAATATGCAGCACGACATGCATGTATGGCTATGGCTCTTTCATAGTAAAGAGTGGCAAGAATGGTTGTATAGAGGTAGTAAGAAATGAAATGTTATGTGTGTTATTATACATATGATATGGGAAAAAGTTATCCTATCGCCGTGTTCTGGTATCGTAAAGACGCTGAACTTTGGGTTAAAGAGCGCGAAATTGTAGGCGGGGCATATAAAGAAATGGAGATTAAATAAAAATAACTAGTTGACAGAATTAAAATAGACGTGTAGAGTTTAAATATTAAATGAGTGGTAGGTGTTGCGGTCACTTTTAAATGTAACTCGTTTAGCGGTTACGGCCACATTTAAACATCAAATGGAGAAATGGAAATGTTGAATAATCGTCCTGAAGGTTGCATCAATTCTATCAATGAACTTCTGGAACTGCCGATTGGTGTAAAGCTTTATAAGGTTAGCCGTAAATTTTGTAAGGAAGTTGGCAATCCACAAGTTTTTGAAGGTATCATTGGCGCTGAACGTAGTAGTAATAATAAAAATTATCGTTATTATTATTATGAGTTTACACATTCTGATGGGTTTAAAAGTAAAACTTCATTAATGGATGCAAATGTTATTCATAATAATTATAATGATTGGTATCTCTTTTCAAAGATTGAAGATGCCCGCAAGTATCTTGGTTTGTGTCCTCATTGCGGTAAATAATTAAAATATCGCTTGACTATAAAATTATAAACTGCTATACTCTGAATATTAAATGGAGAATGCAAAATGGTCACAGTTACCAAGGGTGCGGTTAAGTTTAAGTCTCTGAAGTCGGCCTATGAAGCCGCAAAGCGTCGTAATCCTGAATTGAAGTGGATGACGTTCTATATGCGTCATCGAATGGGGATGAACGTACAGGCTGCAAGCATGAAGCCGGTTCGGAAGTACACGAAAAAGGCGGCATAAGTTAACTTAGCTAGGCTTGCACTGATCCTGTAGCGGATAGAAAGCTACCTTTCGCAAGTCTAGCTCTTTTTAAAAGGATAATCATATGCACTCAATCAGAATGATTACTAAAGATAGTTGGGAAGTTGTTCTTAGTCAGGCTAACGCTAGTCCAAAAGCACTTTTTAATATGTTATCTTTTAAACAAGCTGTTGATTTGTGTAATTTTTTAAATGGCGGTAATGCTAAATTTGATAGCGCCGGTTGGTGTTATATTGAAAACTGTGTGGTGAAGTAAAAATGAAGCGCCTAGAACACGTTGAAGCTGCTAAAGCTGAAGCATTGAAGCTAGGCGCTTCAATCACTTTTAAATATGATAGAAAGCATATTATAGCTACAATTTGTATTGACAATGTATGCCGAAAGCTGTCAATGTCAAAGACGCCTAGCGGCATGTGCGTCTATCATGTGGTAGACGATGTTAGGAGATTGATTAGGAGGATTAGGAGTTAAAATGTATTACCTTATTATTATGTTAACTGTTCTTATTGTAGTAGGTGCTTTTCGATGAACAAGTCACGTCATTTTTGTTGTAATTGTGGGCATTCGTCTGCACTCAAAAGCAACTTTAAGCTAACTAATAACGGTAAGGCTTATTGTGTTAAAAATGATAAGTGCCAAGAGTTGTATCATGATATGATTAAACGATATAATGAAGATGCTAGGCAAGAAGGAGACTTTGCACGATGAGTAATCTTGATAGCAAAGATTTTGTAGACTTGATCCTAACTGGTGTAATCGTCGGTTCGCTCTATTTCCTATTTGTAGGTTTCTTTAATTGAGCCGCAAATTAAAATGGATTGGGCTAGCGGTGTGGTGGTTCACGCTGCTAGTCTTTTTCACTCATGTTGTAGAAAGCTTGGTTAGATATGTTAAATAGGTTTGATACATTGGCGGCTTTCTTCCTTACAATTATTATTTCTGCATTTATTGGTGGAATATTGCTTGCATTTTACAATGAAAACGAGTATTATTTAGTAATGTCAATTCTGGCATTGATCGTTTTATATGCAGGTTAAAATGAGCCAAGTCGATAGGTATATTATTGGTTTTTCACCATTGATTGTATTTTTGATGTTGGTGATAATGCGATGACAAAAGAGCAAATGGAGCTAGTATTACAATATATCGAGATTGATGGTAAGATAAGTTATTATGTCTCAAAGAATTGGAAAACAGGTAAATTCTTTAAAGAGAAAATGGAAATTAAAGAAAAGACGATCACATATCATAGCCAAAACGCTCCTGCTGGTCAGGAATGGATGGCTTACGCTGTTCTGCCCAATGGTCAGCGGTGGAATGTCTATAGCATGGCTAGTACAGAAGCTGAAGCAATCAATAAGATTGTATCGCTGTATGAAGCTGAAGCAGCTAAGTTTGTCAATAAAGCTATTGCGATGGCTGCTAAACCGCTTGTTAATGCTATTCCGCAGTCATATGATAATCGCGGTCATCATTTCGCCGGTAAGGTATGGATGATTCATTCGTTCACTCGTGCAAAGCAACGTGTCAATCCTGATGAAGTTGCTAAGTATGAGGCTGAAGGTTGGGTTAAGGGCGGACCACGTTCAAAGTAAGGAATAAAACAATATGGATCAAGAAACTAAACAGCTTCTATATCAGCTTTCAGACATTCTAGAAGATGCTGTTGATAAGTTGATCAAAAAGCGTGATGACGCATATGGAAAGCCGGAACGCTATTTGTATAGTTATAGTTGTAAGAAAGTTCAACTAGCAGCAATTTTTATTCGACGGGCTATTGACAAGATCGAAGCAACCGTTTAATTGTTAAATCATTCAAACACTATTGGAGAATAGACAAATGGCTAAGACTACTGGAATTGCTCAGTTTTCACAAGGCAAATCAGAAGTTAATAAGGTCGATCCGCGCTTGCTGGTTATTGATGAAAGCGACGATTACCGCGATAAGTCACCTGAGCTTGAAGCGCACATCGATCAATTGGCACAATCAATTGCTGAAATCGGCGTTCGTAAGCCAATTGAAGTCAAACTTGAAGATGGTAAGATTATCGTTAAGGAAGGTCGTTGCCGTACTCGCGCAGCTATGCGGGCTATCGAGGTTTATAAGGCTGACCTTAAGGCTGTTCCGGTTATCAGCGTTGATCGTTACGCCAATGAAGCTGATTTGATCCTCAATCAGTTTGTGGGCAATTCCGGCAAGCCTTTCACCAGCCTTGAGCAAGCGAAGATTTTTAAGAAGTTGCTTGACATGGGTTGGAACCAGTCTGATAT